GTAGAAATAATTGGTTTTCAGAGTTTTTCTATCGCGGTTTCTCGGACGAGTTTCCAGAATGGGCTTGTATTCGTGCTACCTATCATGAGAATCCTCGTATCTCTGATGACGATATTGCAGAAGCAAAGAAAACAATGTCTGAAGCAGAATTCAATCAGGAATACATGGCAGACTTTAATACCTATGAAGGCCAGATTTGGGCGTTCAATCATGAAAAGTGCGTTGCTGATTTAAGTGAACTTGAAACTCGTCGTATGGATGTGTTTGCAGGAATGGACGTTGGCTACAAAGATCCTACTGCTTTTTGCGTCTTTGGATACGACTGGGATTCTGGAAACTATTATCTGCTTGATGAATACCTTAACTCCGAGCGTACTACAGAGCAACACGCTGAAGAAATCAGAAAACTGATTGAAAAATGGAACATTGATTATATTTATATTGACTCTGCTGCTCAGCAGACTCGATATGATTTTGCACAAAATTATGATATTTCAACAATTAATGCAAAGAAGTCAGTACTTGACGGTATCGGTCATGTGGCAGGAATTGTGGACAATGATAAACTCATTGTTCATCAGAGTTGTAAAGAATCTCTGGCGTCACTCGACCAGTACCAATGGGATCCAAATCCTAATCTAATGAAAGAGAAGCCGAAGCACAACTACGCATCTCATATGGCTGACGCTATGAGATATGCGCTGTATTCATTTGAGACTGCGGCTACCACTTTCTAATAACACCTCTAAAAAATAGTTCTTGACTTCTGCTCCTGGAAATGGTAGAATTGTAATGTGGATTGAGTTATGACCTTAAAACGCGATTTAGTTAAGTATGTTCGAGATATATCAAAGTCTAAATATCAGAAAGGATCCGAATGTTTTATTTTCGGGTCTACAGAGAATCTAGACTTTCATCACTTTTATGGATTAACCGAGCTTCTAGAAACATGGCTCCGGAAAAATAAAATTTCCATAACATCTGAGGAAGACATACTAGGTTTGCGAGAAAGGTTCATCGAAGAACACTTGGAAGAAGTTTATGAACAAGCTGTTACCATTTGCCATGAGCATCATTTGCAATTACACTCCATTTATGGAAAGCGCCCACAGCTAGTAACTGCAAAGAAACAGCAAAGATGGGTACAAATTCAGAGAGATAAACATGGCATGGTATAACTTTTGGAGGGCAGAGAAAAAACTGGATGTAGAGGAAAAAGAGAACCCTGCCCAGTACATTATCGCTCAAAACGAAGGCTTCTTTCTAGAAACTCGTGAAGTCGTAACAAACTATAGAAATGCTTATGAGCAGTTAGAAGTTGTAAACCGCGCAGTCAATATGATTGTAGACGATGTTGCGGAAATTCCTTTTACTGTTGGTGAGCAGCTCGTCGGTGTAAATAATATTATTAAGAACATTCGACGTTCTAAGATTGATCTTCTGCTAAATAAAGAGCCGAACCCTTTTCAAGATGTAAGTGCTTTTAAAAGAAATCTAATCATTGATCTTCTCATTGATGGTAATATCTTCATCTACTTTGATGGAGCGCACTTATATCATTTACCAGCCGATAAAGTTACTATTGAAACTGATGAAAAAACTTTCATCAAAAAGTATTCGTATGACCATACGATTGATTACTCGCCCCGAGAGATTATTCACATCAAAGAAAACTCGTTTAACTCGATTTTCCGCGGTGTCCCTCGGCTGAAGCCAGCCTATCGTACAATGCAACTGCTGGGCAGCATGAGAGCATTTCAGGATAATTTCTTTAAAAATGGGGCGGTTCCTGGTTTGGTGTTGAAATCGCCAAATACACTCTCCGAGAAAATTAAAGAGAGAATGTTGCAGGCATGGGTAGCTCGGTACAATCCGCAGTCGGGAGGCCGCCGACCACTGTTCCTCGATGGCGGATTAGAGGTTGAAAACCTAACAGAGATCAACTTTAAAGAATTGGACTTCCAAGAAGGTATTAAGTCGAACGAGAGAATTATTCTTGAGGCGATGGGAATTCCTCCGATTCTTCTAGATGGTGGTAATAATGCGAACATTCGCCCTAACCATCGTCTATACTATCTGGAAACAGTACTACCGATTGTTAAAAAGATGCGGTATGCTTTTGAAAGATACTTCGGTTTTTCTCTCAAGGAGGATGTGACGGGTATTCCTGCACTTCAGCCTGAATTGAGAGACGAAGCCGCGTACTACGCTACCCTTGTGAATACGGGAATTCTAACCCCAAATGAAGCTAGGGAGGCTTTACAATTTGAAAGGATCGAAGGATTTGATACACCCAGAGTTCCTGCGAATATCGCAGGTTCGGCCGCAAATCCAGAAGAAGGCGGTAGACCGCAAGAAGCGTCGCCTACAGAGGGCTAAATATGACAAAACACATGATGCTAAAGGCTTTGTCCGAGTTCTTAGCCGCTCGAGGAGTAGAAACAATTTCGCTAGCAGAGTACAAAGCTCTCGGCGATAAAGCTCCCGTAAAGGATTTTCTACTTCGCAGAGCGTTTGGAACTTGGGTAAGAGTTCTTAGCAATATGCACAAACGGTTCCCGGCACCTGTAAAACCGGCACCGAAAGCTGCTCCGGCACCGAAGCCTACTCCGGCTCCGGCACCTAAAGCGGAAGCTCCGAAACCGGCTCCTAAGCCTGCTCCGAAGCCTCCGGCAGCCAAGGAGTAAATTATGGAAAAAATCTTCCACTGGACAAGCACCTTTAAAGCTCTTGGCGAGACAGATGATGGTGGTCTCGACATTAAAGGATCTGCGAGCACCAATGCTCTTGATCGTGCAGGAGATATTATCGAGCCCGAAGCATGGGTCAAAGGTGGTCTAGACAACTTTAATAATAATCCTGTTATTCTTTTTAACCACGATTACAATCGTCCGATTGGTCGTGCTAAAGATGTTACCGTGACCGAGAATGGTCTGGAACTAACCGCTCGCATTTCTAAATCTGCGGGTGAAATTAGGGATCTTATTAAAGATGGTGTCCTTGGAGCTTTTTCTGTCGGTTTCAAAGTCAAGGACGCTGAATATATGACTGAAACCGATGGATACAAAATCAAGGATGCTGAGCTTTTTGAGGTATCAGTCGTGACGGTTCCCTGTAATCAGAACGCTGTTTTCTCTATTGCTAAATCTTTCGACTCGATGGATGAGTATGAAAAGTTCAAGCAGACTTTTGTAAAGACTAACTCTGTTGAGCAAAAAGCAACGGCAGAGCAGTCAAGAGAGGCGAAAGCCAAAGAAACGGAGACTAAAATGTCAGAAGAAGTGAAAAACTCTGAAGTTTCTGCCTTCGACCTTGAAGCATTTGCGAAGGAAGTTGCTGAGAAAACGGCCGCTTCGATTGCAATGAAGCAAGCCGAGCAGAAAGCCGCAGAGCAAAAGGCCGCTGAAGAAGCTGCCGCTAAGGCTGAGCAAGAAACTGTTGCTCAAGAAGCCGAAGTCGAAAAGCAAAAGACCGTTGCGTCTGCTGCCGTTACTGGGGCTGAGCGCCTCATGAGCGACATTGAGAAGCGTGTTTCTGAGAAGCACGAAGATCTTTCCAACGTCGTGAAAGAGCTTGAGAGCCAGCTCAAAGAGAAGTCTGAAGAGATCATGCACATTCGTGAGTCGAAGCGCATCTTCTCTGACCGTGGTGCAAACAACGGTGACTGGAAGAAGGCTTTTGAGGGCGACATCCTTGATGCCAAGTTCGCAGGTCTTGCCACTGGCAAGGGCTGGGATAACCCTCTCGCTCGTGGCGTGATGGAAAAAGTGAATGCTCACTCCGGTGTGCAGGTTTCCAGCGCTGACTTCGAGCAAATCGTTTCCACGAACATCGAGCGCGATATTCAGAACGAACTCGTTCTCGCACCGCTGTTCCGTGAAATCGCTATGACCTCTGCAAACATGATTATCCCGATCCTCCCGGATGCTGGGTATGCAGAGTTCGCATCGGCTCAAACCGCTTCTGGTTCCAGCCCGCACGGTAACCTCGCTACCCGTGGTGATACCTATGGTTCGCCCTATGGTGGTAACGACCTCACCGAGCGCACGCTGAGCACCAAGAAGCTCATTTCTCAGTCCTATCTCGGTAACGAGACGGAAGAAGATGCAATTCTGCCGATCCTTCCGCTGATTCGTGAGTCGATGGTTCGTTCGCACGCTCGTGCAATCGAAAATGCTATTCTCGCTGGTGACGACGCTGATGGTGCTTTTGGTACCAGCGGTGCTGCTTTCCAGGGCCTGCTCAAGCTGGCTCGCGGCGATAGCGATTACACCCAGCCCTCTGGCACGTTCGCAGCTACCGATGCTGTGACCGCTGCTGACCTTCTTGCTCTTCGCAAGAACATGGGTAAGTATGGTGTGAACCCGAACGAAGTTGTGTACGTTGTGTCTCAGGACGCATACTACAACCTTCTTGAGGATGCCGAATTCCAGGATGCGAACCTGGTCGGCGATATGGCAACCAAACTGACCGGCGAAATCGGTCAGGTGTTCGGTAGCCGTGTGCTGCTCTGCGATGAGTTTGCCACGAAGGCTGCTGGCAAGTTTGGTGCCGTTGCAGTGTACCCCCGCAACTACGTGATGCCGCGTCTTCGTGGCGTGACCATTGAGTCCGATTACGAAGTTGCAAACCAGCGTCGCGTGCTGGTTGCCTCTCAGAGACTTGGCTTCACCGATCTGATCGATGGTGCTACCTCTAAGTGGGCTTGGATGTACAAGGCATCTGCATAATTTTATGCAACCGAACTGTGAGGGGGATTCGTCCCCCTCGCAATTCTTTTTGAGAGGACCATAATGGCTGATCTAATTACAGTACAAGAATATAAGGATGCAGAAGGGCTTCGTGGAGAAAAAGACGATGACCGACTGAATATTCTTGTTCCGGCTATCAGTGATCTTGTCAAAAAGTATTGCGGAACATCTTTTCTAGACTACTACACTACAGATAAAGTAGAAACTTTCACAATTCAGGATAATTATACTAGTATGATTATTGTGAGTGAAAGTCCTCTTGTTACTGTGGATACAGTCGAAGAAAGAACTACATACTCTGAAGCGTATCAAACGCTCACTACTGCTAATTATGAGTACTATGTCGATACCGCCGCGGATGCGATTTATAGAACTACTAGAAACGGTGAGTTTGCAAATTGGCCTAAAGGAGTGGGCTCTGTGCGGATTACTTATAATGCCGGTTATAGTTCTACTCCTCAAGATTTGAGACTCGCCATTTACGATTTGATTACATACTATCTGAAGGACGAGCACAAAGAGCGTCAGACCCTTGGAGGCGCACAGCTACAGAATCAATCGACCGCGGGTCTGCGGAATATCACAGACTTCCCCGACCATATTAAGCGAGTATTGGATCTGTACCGAGTAGTAATCTAATGAGTATAAATCTTGTAATGGATCAGTTGCAAGGTGTTTTGTTAGCCGAAGCTCAAGAAAATGCTAGAAGATACCAGTACAGATATATGACAAATAAAATAGCATATAATGTACCGGAACTAACAGCAGATTTTTTAAAGTTGTTTAGAGTTTCTGATATTAAAGACAAAACTCAGAAAAAACAAATTACACAATATATACGTCAAGCTATAAAAAAGAGCGTAACTAAAAATAAACTAACTGATTTAGGGAAAAAAGCTGGATATACTATCCATACTAATATTACTCAAGGAAGAAAAGCTGCTTTTCAACAATTTGCAGCTCGACAAGCAAATAAGAGAACTCAAGGCACTTCTCATGTTCTTGTTGTTACAGGCAGGGATGGTAGAGAGATAAATTTAACATATATAGCAAGCTACACTAAATATTCCGCTAGATTTGAAAAAGGTATGTCCGGAGACTTAATTACTAAAAGGATTATTAATATAGTTATTGCTCAAGTTAGACGAGAATACAGAAGAAAAAATCAAACAGAGTTAATAAAAGATATAGATTTTTCTAGAGCGCAACAATCTTTTTATAAGTTACACGGCAGACAAAATGAAGAAATTGATACTACAGTAGCACTTACTTCTGTATTAGGAGCTTTACAAAGTAAACAAGATGCTCAAGGAAATCCTATAATAGCACCAAAACAAGTAATTGACCAAATTAATGCTGCATTATTTACACAGTTTAATGTAAGAAGAACAAGATTTGTAGATTATAAAGATTTTGTAGATAATTTTGTTATTGAGCTAGAAATTGGGTACCATGACGGAACTAGAGAAGGAAAAAATAGACTGTTAGAGGCAGATTCTCCTTTGCTTTCAGCCTTTTTAGAAATGGTTAGAGATCAAATGTTACAGTATTTTAGTAATATGAATTATAAAGCTTCAGACAGTCCTAAAAAGGTACTTGAAAGTAAAGGCTCAAAAATTATTTCAGATAAAGTACTAGAAAGAGCAAGAGATTCAAAGGGCAGATTTATAAAAGTTACAGGAATAAAAGAACCGTCTGTAAAGAATGAAAAACGTAAAGAAAATAAATCAAGAAAAGCTACTTTGATACAAGAATCTAAAAGCTCAAAAAGAACTGGAAAAACAACGGCAAAAAGTCCTCGACAAAGAGGAGCCGCTAGAACTCAGGAAAGTGCAATTAAACTTCGTGCTCTTCTTGATAGAATGCTGCCTCAAGTAGTTCAAAGCAAAATGCAACAGCCTCGACTAGTTTATAGAACAGGACGCTTTGCTCAATCAGTACGAACAGAAAATGTTGTAATTGGACCAAGAGGAGGAATACATATAGACTATACCTATATGAAATACCCATACCAAACGTTCGAACCAGGATTTGCACAAGGCAGTAAATTTAGAGATCCTAGATCTATTATTAAAGAAAGTATTCGTGAAATTGCTATCACCCTTGTTGGTGAGAAGTTTATGACAATTAGGAGAGTGTGATGGCAAATGCGTTAGCAAGAACTTATACGACACGAAGAAGAGCAATTGTACAAGCATTACGAGATTTATTTATAAATGAACTAAACGGGGCTCCGCCCTCTAGAGTAGCAGTCTCAAACGTTGATACCAAACTTACGTTCTGGGACCAAGTGACTGAATACCCTACTGTCCAAATTGGCGTAGGGCAAGAAACACGAGAGTACGATGGAGGCGGGTTCCGCTTTAGGTTTTTAAGAGTAACAATTCGGTGTTACGTTCACGATACGGATGATGTGATTGAAGCACTAGAAGCGCTACTTGAAGATGTCGAAACAGTATTAGAAGATAATGATCCTTTGACATACTATGATTCGACTGGAGCATCTCAGTCTACCGCACAAACAACTATTTTGTCGGTTGATACAGATGAGGGCGTTTTGGAACCTCTAGGTGTGGGAGAGATCACAGCGGAGATCCGATACTAGAAAATAGCTTCGGCTCTTTTCGAGAAATAGGAGAAAAAGATGGCATTTTTCTTTAGTAGAGACACTAAGGTCTTTATGAAGTGGAGCTACGATGGCACAACTGCCAACACTGCACTTTTTGAAGTACCTGTGCTGGATGGTTTTTCGTTCAGCCAAGGCACCAATAGCACAGAGGTGACTCTGAGCGAAGCTGCCGATACTAGTGGGAACTCCAAGCGTGGTCGAATCATGTTCAATGACTCTTTTGCCCCCGCAGAGTGGAGCTTCTCGACTTATATGCGTCCGACAGTGGGTGGCGGAAGCGACAGTGCTGGCACGAGTGGTGCTCACGCTGGAGCTAATGGTAACTATGCTGTTGAAGGCGCACTTTGGGCGGCTATGAGTGCCACCAACTACGATGATGCAACTTCTACAGATTTTGCAAATAACGCTGCAAGCCTTGAGCCGAATGTGTTTAACTTTGCAAATTCTAACAAAGTTACACTTGGTGTATTTGATCTGTTCTTTGTTCTTGGTGCATCTAAGGAGTCTGGTACTACTTACACGACAGGAACGAACGGTGTTACAGTTTATAAGATTTCTGATTGTTCTGTGGGCTCTGCTTCTATTGATTTCGATATTGAAGGTATTGCTCAAATTGCATGGTCTGGACAAGGTAAAAAGATCAGTGAAGTTGCAAGTTTGAATATTGCAGCTTCGGGTGAAGCAGCACTTGCTTGTGTTACCAGTGGGATTACTTCTACGTCTAACTATGTTAGACAGAAGCTGACTCAGCTTGGGATCATCTATGACTTCAGTGAAGTTTCTGGTTCCGCTAGCGGTAACAATATGGGTGATGACACTACTTACAGTGTTACGCTTACAGGTGGAAATATCACGATTGAGAACAGCCTTACATACCTTACGCCGGAAACACTCGGAAGTGTGAACCAGCCTCTTGGGCATGTAATGGGTACTCGTACAATTAGTGGTAACTTTACCTGCTATCTGAACGATGCGTCGAATGCTTCTGCCAGCCTCTTTGAAGATCTGCATGAAGCAACTGGTGTTATCACCAACAGCTTCAATCTGCGGTTCTACATCGGAGGTCAGACAGCTAGCTCGCCTCGCGTTGAAGTGAACGTGCCTCGCGCACACCTGGAAATGCCGACTCACTCGATTGATGATGTGATTTCGATTGACGTCAACTTCCACGGTCTGCCGAGCAACATTGCTGCTTCCGATTCTACTGGAGCAGATGAAATCTCTGTAACTTACTTGGCCGATTCTACGGCATCTACAACACACGCAGCATAAGAAAACGGGCGGGCTCTCGGGTCCGCCCTACTTTCTAAAGGATTGATTTATGAGTGAAGAAGCAGTAAAGCCCCAAATCTCTTTGAAGAGTCTCCTGACTCCGAGCAAGACAGTTGAATTTGACTATCCTGGACTAGACGGTTTCAAAGTAAAGCTTTGTTATCTTTCGAGAGAAGAACTTGTTAAATTGAGAAATCGTTGTGTTTCTCAGGTCTTTAATAAAAAGACTCGTCAGTTTGAAGAAAAGATTGATGACGATAAGTTTTTGAAAGAGTACACCTCTGGCGTTATTAAAGGTTGGTCTGGTCTCAAACTTAAATTTTTGAAGCATCTTCTTCTAGTAAACGAAGTTGAAGATGAAGAATATGAACTACCTTTCAGCGAAGAGAACGTTGAGATTCTGATGAAAAACTCCGGCGACTTTGATCAGTGGGTTACAGAAATGGTAGGCGATCTAGAAAATTTTACAACACCCAAGTAGAGAAAATTATATCTCTACTTGAACGAAAGTATAAAGATAAGATTACTCTAGATCAGTATTTAAGTATTTGCGAACAAACTGGAAAAGAGCCTGATCCAGATGAGATGCCGCCTGATGATTCGGTGTTTCCAATGGAAGTTCAGCAGGCTCTTTTTCTGCACTCTCTACTTCCAGAAAAATGGGATGGAATGAGCGGCAGTTACTTGGGAAGAGAATGGTCTGCGCTATCTGTCCTTTTAGATGTATACGAAATAGCCGACAGAAAAACTGTAGTCCTCTTCTTGAAGCAAATAGAAGCTCATCATATGGCGAGTGTCAATAAAGAGCTTAAACGTAAGCAAGATGCGGAACGCAGAAAAACTAAAACCTAATGGCTAAAAAAATTAAAGGTGGTTCTGTAGAATTTGAAGTTACTGACGGTGGTAGCCTCAAAAAACTAGAGAAAAACTCAAAGCGTGCGGGTGACGCTCTTGGAAGCGTGGCGAGAAATGCTCAAGAAGCAGATCGCCGTCTCAAGGGTACTGCCCAAATGTCTGGCAACTCTACTAAGAACTTTGCAAAGCAAGCGCAAAGTATTAGTGGGGGCCTTGTTCCTGCGTATGCAACTCTTGCTGCGCAAGTCTTTGCTGTTTCCGCAGCTTTCGAATTCCTTAAATCCGCATTTAACACAAGAAACCTCATTGAAGGCCAGAAAGCTTTCTCTGCGGCAACAGGTGTTGCCTACCGTTCTCTTACAAAAGATATTAAAGCTGCAACGCAAGGTATGCTGTCGTTTGAAGAAGCTGCACAAGCTGCGGCTATCGGTACAGCAGCCGGGCTTACTCGCGGACAGCTTACAGCAATTGGTAAGGCGGCAACGGATGTTTCTCTTGCTCTTGGAAGAGATTTGACTGATTCTTTCAACCGTTTGACACGAGGTATCACAAAAGCAGAACCCGAACTTCTTGATGAATTAGGTATTGTTCTTCGTCTTGACCCTGCAATGAAAAACTACGCTGCTAGTGTAGGAAAGGCTGTTAGTGACCTTACACAATTTGAAAGATCTCAGGCAATTGCAAACGAAGTTCTTGGACAAGCTGAAACTAAGTTTGGTGCTATTCAAAAGATTATGGACCCAAGCGCTTTTGCACTCGGTCAGTTCTCTGCCGCATTTAACGACTTGATGGTAGAATTTAAAGTCGGTCTTGTAGAGTTTCTTACGCCCACTATTAAATTTCTTTCTAATAATGTTGAAGCCCTGACAGGTGCTCTTGCACTTGGTCTTGCTCCTGTTCTTCGTTCTATTCTTCCCGATTTTAAAGCAATGGGAGCACAAGCAGAACTAAGTTTGGGCAAACTACGAGCTGCAAGAGATCTTGCAACTGCTGAAGCAGGATTATTTGCTCAAAGAGCTTCTGTTGCTTCTGGTAAAGGACGAGCCGGTCTAATTAAAACTGGTCAATCTCAAGCAAAAAGTCTTGGTATTGGTTTAAAAGGGGAAGGCTCTGAGACTCTTTCTAAAAGACAACTTTCAATTTATAAGAAGCAACTTTTAGACCAAGAGCTTTTAGATAAAAAATATAATGCTAAAAAACAAGCAATGTTTCGAGAGTTTCTTATTAACCAGGAGGCTCTTCTTACAAAAGCGTATGGAAAGGAAGAAGGACTTCGTAAAAAGAATGAGTTTGAAGAAAGGGCTTCTTTAGCTCGTAGAGAAGCTGCTCATAAAGCCTTTTTTATGAGAATGACTAAAGTAGTAGGTGGTTTTGCTCGAGCGGCTAACCTTGCTTTGAGTGCTATTGGATGGTTAGGATTAGTTGCACTGATTGCTTCTGCTGGAAAAGCTACATATGACTTTTTCAACCCTCCCGACGCTGAAACTACTAAGTTAAAAGAAAGATTAGATCAAATTAAACAAACAGCACAGGATCTAACAGAAGATCTCAAAAGAATGAGGGAAGTACAGGGCGCCGGTCTTTTAGGAATGACAGGAGTTACTGAACAACGGGGCCAGGCTGCCGCCAGTGCTGATATTTTAAATACTCTTGCTAATTTTAATACTGCTATTAAAGCAGGAGACAAGCAAGGGGCATTGAATGTAGTCAAATCAGTAATGGCTCTAAATGATGTTTTAGGACAAAATATTGTTAATGAAAAAGAGCTTATTAATGCTGTTAGAAATGGAACAACAATCAGTCAGGCACAAATGCAAGCTGCTAATGGTCTTGCACAAAAATACATTATAGCTGGACAAGCAACTAAACAATTTGCTCAAGATCAACAGGCTTTAAACAATGCTTTGAGATCTGCGGTTAATGTTAGCATGCCTATGTCTAATTTAGCTACTTCTTTTTCAGGTGCAATGAATAGTCTTCGAGCGTCCATTGCCGCTGACCCACAATCTCTAGGAATAGTAAGAGAAAATATTGCTTCTTCTCAACAAAGAATTGCAAGTATGCGAAAAAATATGTTTGGAACTGGTGTGGTAGATAGAGTTCTAAATAAGAGAAGATATGATGCAATTAAAGCAGCCGGTGGACCTAGAAACGACGACGACAGAGAATTCATTTCTGGATTTAACAAAAGAATGCGTGCTCTTCAAGAAGAAATAAAAGCACAAAAATATTTACAACAAAGCGAAGAGCAACAAACTGAAGCTGCAAAAAATCGACAAAAACTTCTTGAAAATTATGAAAAAAATTACGCAGGAATTTTAAGAATTCAAGAAAAAAGTTTTAATATTGAAATGGATAAGTTAGGTCTCGAGAGAGATAGAATGGCTTTGCCTTTAAATAATGAAGTAGGAACAAAAAATGCGCGGGAAGATCTGAAAATTGATGAGCAAAAATTAAAGTTCAGAGAGGCTCAGCTCGCAAAAGAAACAGCTTTTAGAAACTTACAAATTAATAAAGATACTACAAATGAACAAGAACTTGAAAATCTGAGACAAATTTATAATCTTGCACTAGAACGGCTTAAGGTAGAAGGAGACAGATCTCTTCTTGTAGATAGACAGGTACAAAAGCAAAAACTTTTAAATAATTTAGCAGATACTGAGCTACAAACACAAAGAGCAATTTCAAGAGCAAAATTGGGACTGGCCGTAGCAAGAGGACAAGATGCTCTTACTAGAGGAGCTACAGGCACTCGAGCTGGTTTACAGCGTCTTGCTGAACAGGAGATACAGTACCAGCGAAGAGAAGTAGGATTTGTTGAACAACAGCTTGCTGACAATGCAAACAGAATTCAAAAGTTAAGAGCCGAAGGCAAGGACACCGAGACAGAATATCAGAATGCTTTAGATGCTCGTATTGAACTTACGATGCGTCTTGTAGATACCCAAAATAAACTTCTACAATCTGAGCAAGCTCTTACAAGCGCAGGATTTTTTGCACAACAAGGAATAGCTCAACAAGCATTAGATACTCAAGTTAATGTTCGTAGAGGAATGGGTCTAGTTGGAGGCACTTCTCTCGGAGGAGAATATGAGCAGCAGGCATTAAAACTTTTAGCTGATTTAAATAAAACTGATGTTTCTCAACTTGATCAGTCTGATAGAGAAAAACTAAAAGCAAGTGTAAATGCCGCTGTATCTGCTAGAATTGAGCT